CTTCGATTTTAGCCATTGGTGCATTTAATGGTACTGTAGATTTCAATGTCATTAAAAATTCCGCTCGTGTTGCTTGTTTCTGTTCGTCTGTAGTAGGAAAGATTTCATCAATTAGTATTATTGGCTGACCAATATAACCATTCATAAAATCTCCATTTGGCAAAGCGTAAGTTGGTTGAGACATTGCACTTGAAAATCCACGAACTTTCTTATAAATTTCAACAGCATCTATTTGAGCTTGGAATGATTTACCAACAGCAGTTGGTCCAGTAATTTTAACAAGGAAGGGTTCTTCTCTGATCACAGCACTAGTTACTAGAACTGTGTCATTTTCGAAGTCCCTTATGAATTTGTCATTCTCCTTACAAAATTCGGTCATTCCCTTATCTTCACAAAACATAAACTCGCGTTTATAGTTTTTAGCTTGAAAATATGCTCTTAGATACTGTTTTTGTCCATCTATAGATTGTGTTAATTGTGGATTGTTGATTTGTGATCGTAAACTAACTATTTCATCGTAATGTTGTTTTAATTTAGCGTGATTAGCCAACATTTTTTCCATTTTAAGACTTTTGTTTTTGAATAAAAATTTACTAATTATACGTTTAACCAAAGTAATGATATTTGAAAAGAATGTAGTAGCTTGATTTACTGATCTAAAAAAGTTACTTGAAAAACAAAATAGTTTGTCACCCAAAGACTTTCCTTTTGGCATCGCTTTAACACCAAGTGCAGATGATACACCAGAAGAAACGAGTGCTACTAAGACAGCAATATCTTTATCAGACATAAACTTTTCTTTCTTAGCTGCACAATATTCACAGTGTAAATTACATTCAGCACTTTCTTGACACCTAATACACATATCATGATCACATTGTCCCTTGATGTTCTGGAGTTCTTGTGTCGAACCATCAAGAGGTATGTTTTTCTTTTTAAAAAGTCCTTTGAAAAAATCAACAATTTTGGTAACATATTCCCATTTCAAAAATTTAAAAGATATTAAAACTGAAAAAGAAGACAAAACCAGT